GGTGTCGTCGTCCCAGACGTAGCGGAAGTCATAGATGCCGAGTCCATCCGGCTCGCGGCCGACGAGCCGGATATCGCGCTTCACGCGGCGTTCGGATTTGCCAATCGCAGCAGCGCCCAAGCCGAACGCGCCGCTGAGAATGCCGCCCAACAGCCCACCGCTTTCCTTCGAGGTTTTCGTGCCGTCGCTGGTGATTGTCTGCCCCGTCAGAGCTGCCATCATAGACGGATTAAGCAGGCCGCCCGCTGCCATAAGCTGCTTCAACCGCGCCTGCGTCTGCTGGTCTTGCAGACTCCACTGCGCATTTCCGGCGTCAAGCTGCGCACCGAGGTTGGCTCGCTGGTCGGCGCTCTGCTGGCCGGTAAGCTGTCCAAGCAGCCCTGCCGCATTCAGGCCCAACTGCCGGTCCTGTTGGCCGAGATTCGCGTTGAACTTCGACATGTCGGCGCCGGTGCCGTAGATCAGGCTGTTGATGTTGTTGGTCGCCGCCGCATCCTGCCGCGCGTTCTGGTTAGACTCGCCGGCATTGAAACGCGACATGTCGTTGGCCGCCGCGGCGTTGGCGATGTTGACCGTGTTCGTCGCATTCGCACCGAACTGGCTGGCCGAGTTGGCGGCGCCTGCATTGGCAAGGCCCGCTGTGTTCGCTGCGTTTGCCCCGAATTGCCCCGCCTGATTGGCGGCGCCGGCATTGGCCATGCTCACGGCATTGGCGGCATTGGCGCCGAACTGATTGGCGGTGTTTGCTGCCCCGGCATTGGCAAGGTTTGCGTCCTGCTGGAACCCTGCATTCGTGAGTGCGAACTGATTGTTAGCGTTGGCTCCGAACTGCGCCGCCTGGTTTGCGGCGCTCTGGTTCGACAGCAGTCCGGTGTTTGCCGCATTGGCCCCAAACTGCCGCGCCGAGTTGGTCGCATCCTGGTTCGCGAGGGCGCCCTGAAAGCCCATCTGCCCCCGTGCGAGATCAAGCGTGTTCTGCGATCCGGCATTGAACACGCTGGCGTTCTGCCGGCGATCTGCGTCCTGACCCGACAGCGATGTCGCGCGGTCAAAGGCGGATGCGCGCAGCTCCGCGTCGGTCAGCGCGCGGTTGCGGCCCGTGTCCGCCTCGAACTGGCCTTCGGCGATGCCATAGCGCGAACCGCCGAACGCGCCCGAGCCGGCCGCCTGGCGCTTCATCTGCGCGCGGGCGATGCCGGCATTGTTGTCGTATTCCGCCATCGTGGCATCAACGAGCGCCTGCGTCGCCGGGTTCTTGTAGGCGTCCAGGTTGTCTAGCAGTGTGGCGCCGGTCACGCGCTCGACATTGTTGCCGAGGTAGTTGCTGGTGTTGCCAAGCAGCGAGGCATCATAGCCGCCCAGGCTGACCCCAAGGGGGTTATAGCCCTGCGCGCCAGTTGCCTGCGCAGCGGCTGCCTTGACAGCGTTGTACCCCTGCGCCGAAGCGTTGGTGGGGTCATACCCCTGCGATGTCGCGTTCGTGGGATTATAGCCCGTAGCCGGCGACACATTCGTGGCCTGAGCATGGGCGGCCGGAGAGACGCCCGCGGCCGAGAATGGGTTGGGTGCCTGCGCCAGCGGTGAGGATGACCCCAGCAGGCCGGTGATCGCGTTCATCGCCGTGCCGTAGCCACCCGCATTGCCACCAAGCCCTGCGGCAGCGGCGAAAGCGTTGTTTTGCAGCGCGTTGGCTGGCGTGACGGTCGATTCCGGCGTCTGGTTCAGGTAGTTGTTGACGCCGGCATAGTAGGTGTTGACCGGCTCCTGAATGTAGCCCGGCGTGTTCGGCGTCGTGACCGCAGTTTCCTTGCTGGTCGTCGTCGTCTTCTTGCTACCCATGGGCAACTTCCTTGATCAGAATGCTTTGGTGATGGCGCCAGCCAGAAAGAGCGCGAGCCCAACCAGGGCGGCCGAGAACAAGAAGATGCGTGGCGCCTTGCGTCAGCGCCCAATCGTTGATGGCGGGCGTCATCGCGGCCAGGGCCTCGATCGTGCCGGCGCCTGCCAGGGTCTCGACCGCGATGGCGCCGCCAGGATAACTCACCATCCGCGTCAGCAGGGCGCCTTCGTTATCGGCCCAGAACTGCGCGTCGCCCTCTTCGATTAGCCGGTCGAGCGCTTCGATCGGCCAGAACTTGGGGTCGTTTGCTTCGGCGAGCCGCGCGCGCCAGGCGGCGTAGCTACTGCTCACCCGTCACCACCACATCGAACGACGGCAGCCCGCCGCGCATGAACGACGGCATCGACGCGCCCGAGAACTCGACAGCGGCGATCCGCGCATCGACGAGGAAATCCTTTTTCGATCGGCCGGCGGTCAGCGCGTAGGGGCCCTTTACCCGCTCGGGCGCCTGGGGGCGCGAGCGGTAATAGATGCTGAGCGCGATATCCCCGCGCTGGGCCTCGAAATCGGGCCAGATGCCGCGGATCAGCACCCGGCGCTGGCCCTGATCAATGTACTGGTCGCTTGAGCGCAGGAACCAGTCGAGCGGCGCGTCGTCCGCGCTGGCGCCGTTCTCGTGGTAGTAGATCGTCCCGTCATAGGCGACGAACACGGGGTACTGTTGCGGCCCGCTATCGATCGCCGCGGTGCGCGCAACGTCGCCCTTGCTCCACGATCCGTCCGCCAGCGTCAGGCTCAGATAGCGGCTGTTCTCAAGCCCGTCGCGGCCATCGGGATACCACCACCACACCTCGCCGAAGACGCTCACGCCCGTCGAGATCACCTTGTCGATCTGGTCGGTAACGAGGTTTTCGGAGAAGTCGCGCTGAATCGGGCAGACGATCGGCGAAGGCGGCGCGCCGACCTGCCAGGCATAGAATTGCAGGTCCGGCGTCATCCAATAGCAGACCTGATTGACCACGGTCACCGCGTTCGGCGAGGCGAGACCGCAATTGTCGGCGACCAGATCGAAGCGATATACCTGCGTATCGGAGCCCACATATTGTCCGAGGAACACCGAAGTGTCGGTCCAAATGCCGATGTAGGAGCCCAGCAGCCGCGCCGCGACGATCCGGCCGCCGCCTTCCAGGATGTATTCGCCCGCACTGTTGGCCGCAGCCGTCGCCCAGGTCGCATAGTCCTCGATGTCCGACCAGCGGATGCACATCGGGTTATAGTCGTTGGAGATTTCCTCTTCGCAGCCGAAGGCCATCACGACACGCTCGGGCGTCGTCAGCATCGACCCGATATGGTCGGGCGCTTGCGCGACTATCGTCGCCTTGTTCGCGGTGTTGTTCTGCCAGACGTAGAGCGTCTTACCGCGCGGGGCGGCCATCAGGTATTGGCCGAAGGTGGCGAATGACCAGGTGCGCGGGAAGAACTCCGAATTAGGCCCGCCGCCGTATCCGCCGATGCCGTACCCGCCCTGGCCATAGCCAAGCTCCGATCGGTCGATGTTGCCCGGCGTCAGGCCCACCGGCGTGATATCGGCCAGTACGCCGCCTTTCAGCACGAACAGGTTGGAGTGCGTCCCAAAGGCGATATTGAGCTGGCTTGTCGTGTCGATCCACGACAGCGCGTTGCGGCACACCCCGGTCAGCGGCAGCAGGTGCGCCCTGACCCAGCCGCCGATGGTCTGCGGCCTGCCGCGATAGAAGCGCACGTTGTTGCCATCCGCCCAGGTGCCGGGCGACGAGAATGTCGTCTCGTCCGAGACCAGCCCTGGTGGCGGCGCGAGGGCGATCCTCACCCGCGGCCACGCAGCTTGATGGTGCCAGCGTCAAAGGTCGAGCCGTTGAAATCGATCTGGATGCCCTTGAGCGTGGCGCCGCGCCACGGGTAGATGAGCGGCGTGCTGGCGGCGAGGACGCCGCTGGTGGACATGTCGGCCACCGCGCCAGACAGCGAGCCGCCCGTAGCCGCGCCCGTGCCGTTGCCGTTCGGGTTGTGCCCGCGCAACGTCAGCTCGCCATAGACCGTCGCCGCCGCGGCGAAGGTGCCCAAGGTCTGAAAGACGCTGTGCGTGTAGGAATCGGACAGCGAGATGCGCAGGGCCGAACTCGATCCGCTCGAATGGCTGACGCCCTCGAACGCGATCATGATCTCGTTCCAGTAGTCGCCGCCATCGGGGAAGTTCGCGGCGTTGAACACGGCGGTCGTGCCGCTCGTCGTCGTGAGGCTGGCGATCGTCGTCCAGCGGCCTTGCGGCGCCAGCCGGCGGCAGCTGCTGCCACGCACGATCAGGGTGCCCGTGGTGCCGGCCGGATAGATCGCCGTCGTGCCGCGCGCCGAGAAGGTGACTGAGCCCGTGGCGTCGTTGACGACGTGGTAGGCCTTGTCGAGCGCGGGGACGGTGACCGTGCCGCCCGTGCCGCCGGTAATCCAGAGCGTGCGATAGCGGCTTTCGTCGGCGACCCCGTTCTCGATCGTCAGCACCTTGCCGGCCGATAGCGTGAACGCCAGAACGCCGTCGAGCGAGACGTCGGCCAGGCCGAGTTGCGTATTGAGCTCTGCGCCCCATAGATCGATGTTTCCGCCGACCGTCTGCTGCGTCAGCCGGTTGCGGGTGGTGAAAGCGTCAACCATGCTGTTACCTCAGGTGACGATCGCGCGGGTGTCGGCCCGGCGCCAGTTGGTGCCGTCCGAAAAGGCTGGAATGGCCCCGCCGCTCGCGTTCGTGACGAAAATCCAGGTGTAAGGCCGGTCTGCCGCGGCGGGCATTTCGGCCACGAGAAGCGGCGTCATCACCGCCGCCGCGGTTATCGCGCGCTCGACCGCGCCATTGTAGCCCGGCAGCCAGGGCGGGGCATTGGTCGGAAGGCGGATATGTGCAGCCATCAGAGCCGGTCCAAATAGGCGCGACGAACAGGCTGACCGTTCGGCCTGACAAGCTGTGCCGCCGACCTCGTGCGAAGTCGGCGCTGCGTCTCGCGCTGCAACTTGGTCAGGTTGTCCTGAACGCCAGCCTGAGCCAGCACCACGCCATCCTGATCGCGGAACACGTCGCGAGCCAAGGTCATCTTGGTGCGGGCGATGATCAGCGCGCGGGCTTCATTGGTCCACACGTTGTCGTCGGCGTCAACGGCCGGCGGGTCAATTTGCAGCAGCCCGTAGGCCGTCATGTTGTAGACCGCGTCGGGCGTGATATCGAAGCGCAGTTGGCCGTTGATGTAGGTATAGCGCGACGGGAGCCCGGTCGCATCGGCTGCGAAATCGCCATAGTCGGGGTAGTCGTCGAGCGTGACAGGCGTCAGGTCGGCGTAAGGCCCGGCGAGGCGGTCGATGATCCGCATGGGCGCGGGCAGGGCCACCGTAATGGTGCCGGCCACGGTCGCGACAGCTTGAATCGACTGGTTGAACCAGAACCGCATGTCGGAATATTCGATGCAGGCGTCGGCGACGTGCTGATCAAGGATGTCCGCCAGATCGTCGGCGAGGTCATCGCGCGACGTCTCTGTGATGATGCGGGTTTTCAGGTCGGCATAGGTTGCCATGCGTCACCTCCCGCAGGAAAGGGGCGAGCCGAAGCCCGCCCCAGACCTTCAGAGCTTGGGCTCGTAGGCCGCCTTGATGGCGGTGATCAGAGCCTTCTTGTCCTTGGCGATGCCGGTCTGCGCGATCTTCGCCTGAGAGAACGAGACGCTATCGCCGGGTTGCGGGGCGGAGCCGCTGGCGGCGGCAAGACTCGCGCTCTGCTTATTGAGGGTTTTCTTCACTGCATCGAGAACCCCGGGGCACATGCCCTGCTCATGCGGCGTCTATATCCCGAGCTCGAGCGCACGATTGTCCTCTCCTCGCTCAAGCTCTTCCCGCGCGCGCTCTGCCGCTACAATGAAGTCAAGCACCGATGGCTTATTCGCG